CCGTCGCCACTTACCACAACAACGTGACCGGCGCAAACGCACCGTATGATTACACACTCGGTTTTTACGAGCGGTATTACGCCGCGCACAAGGACGAGATCGAAGCGGCACTTGCCCCGGAGGTGTCATGACTGACAAGCAGACAGTACAGGAGGCCGCGCGGTTCATAATCACCGCCGTCAATTCCCACATTGCACTTGTGTGTGCGCTGGAAATGATTCTGGAACACCCGCATGATACGCCCTATGTCGAGGGTATTGCCCGTTCCGCACTCGCACTCACCGGGGAGGAAGAATAATGGCTGACGGTGCAGTACGCAAGGGTGGCAAGAAGGGCCGGAAGATAGGCCGTAAGTTCAAGAAACCATCTCACCAACGGTATACTGCTGAGAAGCGATGGGTGAAGAACAAGGGCCGGAGCATCATGCGTGAGATGACCAAGAAACCGAATTACAAATGCCCTGACAATGCATCTGCTGAAGTCAAGGCATATATCAAAACCAAGATGAAAAGGGTGGCATAATTCCATAATGGCTTGTGAATGGAGGCATGATATGGCAAAGGACGAATATCTCCAGGCAGCAATCAACTGGTGTCAGCGTGCCATTGACGAAGATGATCTGGTGATCGCCAAACTGCACATGGAAACCGCACGGGCGAATATCATCAAGGCCATTTCTGACGAACCTATTGACGACGACGGTGTAGACCGTGACAGCTCTTCAGTTCTAACTTGAGGTGACGACGGTGGAGACGGAATACAAATCATGGGCAGAAGCAGCCCAAGCAAGTAAAGTCTACCCGTCAACAATCGCCGAGGGTATTGAACTGGCCGACCGCATCTTCAACGATCACCAGACGCGGGTGAATTACAGCAGTATCAACGAGATGGCGTTCAACTTGGGTGAGGCACTCGGGACACTGAATGAACAGAAAAGCGATGCAAGTGATGCAGTCGGGTTCATCCTGAACGCACTGTACAACCTGAACGATCTGGCGAACCAACTGCATAACGAGGAGTGAATAAAGTGACGAACAGCGAGCGAATCATCGAAGCGCAGAATGAAATCAAGGAAACGCTTATATTCCTTGAACTCAACATGGGGTTGAAAATTCACCTCTTGCACCATTACCGCACAACGGACAAAGACCGACAAGACGATCCTCATTCAATCACTATCACTATGGCAGTACTTGACGGGGTGACAGAATGATTACGCCCGAGCGGGATACGGAACTCGCAAGCAAGCTGGTGCGCCAAATATCTAAATTCATCAACAGCGGAAAAGTCAGAGAAGAGGGTGCCGAGGACTGGGTGGCACAGCAGATAGCATTGAGCCGAGAGGAAGATCGGTGGACATATTATGCGGCAATCGAAAAGATACGCGAGCTTAATGATGAAATTGCAGCATTGAAAGGGGCTGGTAAATGATAACCGAGCAGCAACGAATCAACCGCAGGAACCACATCGGCTCCAGTGACGTGAGCGCACTATTCACCGGCGAAGATGGCAAGAGCTTAAACCCATTCAGCACTGCTCTTGATATCTGGTGTGAAAAATACTATAATGTCACGCCTCTCGACGAGACTGATGCGATGGCCCGTGGCAACAGGTACGAAGCATCACTGATCGAATTCGCACGGGATGAACTCGGTTGTCAAATTGTGACTGATCCCGAGAAGATGAATTTCGTATGCAAAGATCACCCGGTATTCGCCTGCAACCTTGATGGCATTGCCACCATCGACGGCGAACGTGTCATCATCGAGGCCAAGACAACTTCAATGGCAGGTGAATACGGATTACCCGGAACTGACGATGTACCGTTCACCGTCAATTTACAGGTACACCAGCAAATGCTCTGTACCGGGTTAAAGAAAGCATACGTCGTGGCACTGCTCGGTGGATTCAGGTTGCATGAAGAAATATTCGAGATCGACCGGGACGAGCGAATCATCAAGGCAATCACCGACCGGGGCACACAGTTCTGGAACGATCATGTATTGACGGGTATCAGGCCACCGCAGAATGAGCCGGGTAGTCTCGATATGTTCAAGCGGATCATCCGGGTGCCCGAGACTTTCGCGGAAGTGCCTGACGATGTAATTAACCTTTGGAGTGAGGAACGGCAAGCGCGGCTCGACGCTGAGAAAGCGGAGAAAGCCGCATTCGCTGTTGTCCTCGAACACCTCGGAGATGCTGAAGGCGCACACTTAGAAGACGGGCGCACGTTCACATATTTTGAACAGGCCGGTGCCGACAAACTGGATCGCAAGGAACTGAAACAAGTGTATCCGGCGGCATACGATGCAGTGTCAACACCGAACAGGTATCGCGTAGCACGAATCAAGAAAGCATAACCGGAGGTGCAAGGTGACGACAACAGCATTGACAGTGAAAAACAAGACTATCATGGAAGCAATCGAGGCGCGGAAAACCACGTATGTTGAGATGTTACCCAAAGGTGTGAATGTCGATCGGTTCATGCGCTCGGCAATTCTCGTGGTGATGCGCACACCAAAGCTCGGTGAATGTGATCCCGCATCGTTTGTAACCGTGGTCACGAATGCCGCTGAACTCGGGCTGGACTTCACCCAAGCGAAAGGTCATGCGTACATCGTACCGTTCGGGAAAGTGGCGACGTTCATGCCCGGCTATCGCGGACTCATTGAACTTGCCAGACGGTCAGGTGATGTACAGGACATCGACGCCCATATCGTTTACAAGAACGAGTATGAAAGCGAACGGTTCCAAATCGCCTATGGCATGAAACCGATATTGGTTCACCTGCCAATCATCGTCGGTGAACGCGGCGAACCTATCGGGGCATATGCTATTGCCCGCATGACAGATGGTGTCATGAAACCGCTGTTCATGAACATGGAAGAGCTCGCCAAAGTCAAGCGGTCATCGAAGGCATCGGCAAACGGCCCCTGGGTTGACTGGCCGGAAGAGATGATGAAGAAAACTGTCATCAGGCGACTCTGCAAAATGCTTCCGCTTTCGCCGGACATGGAAAAAGCAATCGAATTCGACAATGAAGTTGCCGGTATTGCCGATGCAGGCGCGACACCCGGTGAAGGACGAACCAATAAGCTCGCGGATATTATCGGTGGTGGGCCCACAGACGATGCCGAATTTGAGGATGTGCCTGATTCTGAGACTACGGAAGGCGACCTGTTCGATAAGCCCGGCGATGAAGGCGGCAAGCCCCGAAACAGCCAGGGCGGAGAATAAATAGCCGGACATCCCGGCACGGGCCGCAGGTCGTGCATCCCCATACACTGTTCCTGCGGCCCGATGAATATGATACCAGGAGGACAAGATGCTTGACCTGACAACGAAGGACATGGGCTGGTTGAAAGACGGACGCAAGGCAGTCGGCGAGTTGGTGTCAGATGAATAGCAATCCTAACGGCGCAATGGTCGCCCTGACAATAGGCGTGTGCGGCATCATAGCATTCGGTATGGGCGTGGCGGTCGCATCGGCACTGGCAATCATCCATTACGAAGGCACAGCCGCATTACTGGCTATCTTCGGGATTGGAGGGTGAAGTGAGACTTGAGTATTGGATACCAAACTACGGCGAATGCGGGGAAGATGCAAGATCAATAAGCACGGGTAACACCGTGACAATAAGAGAGGCAGTCGAATATCTTGCAGAGGACTTTCATCGTAATGGTGGGTGGAATTGTGAATGGCCTGTAATCTTTAAGGTGATACATGCGCTTGACGGAACATATCTGGGCGAGTTCGAAGTCGAGCGCATAGACGACCCCATATTCCACGCACGGAAGGTGGATGCCACACCATGACTCCCCTGACCTACACAGCGACCACCAAACAAGCCGCCGCCATCCAGCGTGGCCCTATCGTGATCTTGGCGGAGATGAAGCAGCCACCGGAGGGGTATCCGGTTACTGAGATACAGGACGAGGCGGTCATATTTGTCACGGAGCGCATCCCGCTTCCCTATCCGAAAGGCGCGACGGTGGAGATACAGGAGCGATTGCCTTACATGCCCGACTCGGAAGGGGCAGAAGACGATGACATTATCACTGTCTGCACCGCCACCGTCACGGACTCGCGGGTCTGCAAGGCGCAGGATTTGACCGAAGAAGATTGTGACGCTATCTTCGCGCCGGGAGCAAACCCAAGCGCAGTCGCCCAAAGACAGTGGGATCGTAACGAGTACGTGAATGTCGTCACGCTTGAAAGGAGTGAGTGATGAAACCAATTGAGTTTGCTGAGTCCAACCGCATTCTTGTCGCTGAAAATATGTCTGATCTTCCTGTTTATTCAAGTGATGAGATGTGCATATCGAAGTGGCAACTCACATTCTTTGAGCGGGTGTCACTTCTATTTCGCGGGACATTGTGGCTATTGGTGAAATCAGGACCTACACAGCCGCCAGTGGCGTTTGACATGACAGCATCGCCATTTGAGGACATGCCATGATACCCGATATTGAAAGGAGCGAATGATGCCTAAACCATACGGCACAGACCTTATGTGCATCGCAGGGATGATGTTGGCGGGTGAAATCGACAAGGCCATTCTCCATTGTCAAAATATCCGTCTCGTGTACCCGGATGAGCCGGAGTTATCGAGTCTGTTGGATGGGCTGGTGGCAAAGAAAATTGAACCAGATCGTGTCCTAATACGAGACCGTGAGTATCCATTTGAGGCCACCCCATGAACATAATCGGCTACAACCCCAAGCGGGACGGATGGTTCAATCGGCGGTATTGGCACATTGCAAAGGGTGCTGAGTGGGTAGTCAAAGAAACGGATGCTTATAAAAAGCTCATCTCCCTCGACACCCTCGACAAGCTGACCGCCTTCATGAAGTCCTGCGTCTACAAGTCCGACCCTCTACGCGGTATCATCCACTGGATAGCTGATCCGGTGACTATGGTGCATCGCATGAAGGGTGACTGTGACGACTTCGCATGGTTGTGGTACGACCGGCTCAAAGCAATGAAGTACGAGGCCCATATCTATGTGTGCTATCGCCGTGCATGGTGGACAGCGTGGCTGCATGTGCCGTGGCATTTCGTGGTAGTATGGAAAGAGTTTGTGGAAACGCACAGGGGTAAGCCGGGTATACGTGTTGGTTACAGTGCATGGAGAGTTGCATCAAATACATATGCCGATGCCCTACCAGATGGCATTGCCATTCCCAGCTTGCAGAAAGACGCCATCAACGCATACCGCGACCAATACAAATACTCCCGCGTTCGCCGTCTGCGGAAGCGTGAGATCACAGTCTGCACTATGCGGAAGGAGTGAGATGATGGCTATGTCACTTCTTGAATTATGCGAGGAATACCTTAAGATGATAGAGTACATCGGATCGGGACTTTATCACATGGACAAGTACCGTGGAGATATACATGGTGAATTGGCATCAATGGTTGCACACTCAGTTCATCCAGACAATGCAGACACGGCATTAGCATATCTTGACACTCTCTTGCATGATTTACCCGAAGGTATCACAGCGCAAGAATTAGAAACAAAGATTGAGTACGACATCATTGGTGAGTTTGAACGTATTGCCGGGAGGTTTTTATGACATGGCAGGAGGCGCGGGATGAGTGAGCCGATGGAGCAAGAGTGGCATAGGGATGTGCTATTTGTCAAGGCAGAAAATGGCTATATCATTGAAGGTAGCCCACAAGTTGAAGTCCTTGATCGCATTGTCTCCGACCACAACTTCGCCCTGCTGCGGGCTGAGATCGTGGCGCTGGTTAAGTTACTGTGGAGTAGTCGCTGTCCATCACGCGAGAAAATCGCTGACCTTCTCGCCCGAATCAAGAAAGCAGGTGAGTGATTATGAAAGTATTAAGAGACACCATTCTGATATTATGTAGTGTTATTCTCGCCCTTCTGTTTCTATGGGGAGTGGGTTTAACATACCACATACATCCAGTCATCCCAATCGCCATTCTTATTGTGTTCATGTCCTTCTGGGCGGCTGGCTTCTATCATGGACAAAAACGGAGAGGGCATGACCAATGACAGACAAACCGACGATTGATCCGTGGGTAAAGACTGCAGTGGAGAGACAGGCGGCGTACATGTCACACTGCCGCGACAACGGATATGATGCAGGGGTAGATGAGCTTGAGGCCATCATTACCCGTCATGCCGCGCCTGTGCTTGCGGAGAAGGACAGACTGATAGACTTCTGGCGTAAGGCGGCAGGTATTGAGCAAGACGAGGCATTCGAGGTTGACAAGGAGATCGCCAAGCTCAAGGATTACTCTGACAGGTGGCCGGGTAACATGATGGATGAGTACCAAGCCATGCAGGAGGAGCTTGCTGAGGCCCGTGCGGAGATTGAGCGGTTGCAGGGGTTATGTAGTGACTATATCGAAGGGAGGGCGTAGTGAGTAAGCCGATCACGCGGGAACGGGAGGACTTGCGCGACGAACTCACCGAGGCCCGTGCGGAGATCGCCATGCTCAAGGCCGAGGTGGAGTGGTATCATAACAGGTTCGGAGAAGATATGAATTATGACGATGTTCTCGCACTCGACAAGGCGATGTCTACCAAGGAGGCAACCGATGAATAAGATCAGCAGGGAACAGGCAGATGCGTGGTTGGACGAAGCGCGTGAAATACAGGACATGAGGACGCGATGCATGTTTTTCACCATCATTTGCTCCCTCGTCGCTGAGGATGAGCCGGACTGTAAGGAGTGCCCTACATGGGTTGGAGGGGGAATTGGTTGCGGAAAACACCACACCTGCAATATAGAATATCCCGACTGTTTTGGAATTGATTGTATGAGCGCGGATTCTGAGTCACAGCCAGCACCTATCGAATGGGAGGTCGGGGATTGGGCGATACACAGAGATCATGGCTTGGTAAAGATAGACTATATGCACAAAACTTCGTGTATATTGTCGTGTGGGCTTATTGTTATGTTGAGCAATCTTCGCATCCCTACCCGTGACCAACTCGGCGTCGAGATTGGTGATAGCGGCGTGATGGCGTGGGCATGTGAGGTTGGGGATAAGGTGATGCTATACTTTAGTAATGGCACCGAATGGTATGGGGGGACTGATCGTAACACAGATGTCATGAGGCACATGTGCGAAGCCCTCGGCATCATCGTCCTCACTCGCTCACAGGCCGAACGGCATTACGGCGGCGCTTATCCACCGGAGAAATAATTCATGATCCGACAACAGTTCCACCGAATAGACAATGCCGCCCTCGAACAGCGTTCCGATGAAGTCAGAGATCCTGAACGCCGGGTGATTGACATACTCCCCGTGAAATACGGGGTTCCACAACAGCTTGCAAACCAGCTTGTCGGTGCCACAGAGGACGAGACAGCGCACAACGTGGAGTTAGTGGTATGTATCGTCGAATCAGCAATTAAATCGCTTAGAATCGACCATGAGCGTGAAATTGCGATATTCAAGAAGCCGAAACAGCCCACGGGTGAAGCTCGGCAGATCACAGCTGAGATACGCCAGGCATTGAGCAGTCGACTAACGACGATCATGGCGGTAGGTGGGTACACGAACCTCGGGCTTGCGGGGATGGCAGGTGTATCGGATTCGACCGTATCGGTAATGCGTACTGGAACAGGTACAATCGGCACACGGGGCACGACATTGATAGTGCAGGCGCTCGGGTATGACAGCATCGATGAATTTCTGGAGGGTGGAAACTAATCAATGGTATATTACAATGATATTGACAAGTTTTCATCCGCGTGGCTTACGAAATTGATGGAATCCGGTATAGTTGCAGACGGAAAAATGGATGAAAGGAGCATATTGGATGTCAAGCCGGCAGAACTCGAGGGGTTTGACCAGTGCCACTTTTTCAGCGGCATCGGAGTCTGGCAATACGCACTCAGACAAGCAGGATGGCCCGACGACCGACCTGTCTGGACAGGAAGTTGTCCTTGCCAACCTTTCTCCGCGGCAGGCAAAGGAGCAGGGTTTGATGACGAGCGGCACGTATGGCCCTACTGGTTCCATCTCATCCGGGTCTACCGCCCTCGCGTTATCTTTGGGGAACAGGTTGCGAGTAAATCTGGCCTCGCTTGGTTCGACCTTGTACAAGCTGACCTGGAAGGAGAGGGTTACACCGTTGGGGCGACGGATACCTGCGCTGCGGGCGTCGGTGCTCCGCACATCAGGCAACGGTTGTACTGGGTGGCTGAGTCCAAGAGCGAACGAATCAGCCGGGGACAAGAAGATGTCGGGGAAGCCAAATCTACAAGGGCAGGCCCGGTTGGCAGGATGGAACAGGACTCCTCACGCCTCGGACGGCGAGGGCGGAGTGATGGAGATACAGGAGGGGAAGGCGGGGCATTACAAGCTGAGGGATTACGTGGCGCTGGCACCATGGCAGACCCCCTCAGCGCAGGAAGCGGGGAGGAAGGGAAACGGGGACGATTACCTGGTGAAGTACCTTCAGAACGGCCAGACATCGGGATGCAGGCTCAGGAACGAAGTGCATCTGGCATCATGGCCAACACCGATGGCGGGGACACCAGCGCAGAACGGGAACAACGCCGCAGGGAACACGGACAGCAGCCGGAAGACAGTATCAGTTTCCCCGGACCTGCAAACGGATTCTGGGCCGACGCCGAATGGCTCCCCTGCAAAGACGGAAAAGCGCGGCCAGTTGAACCCGGCTCTTTCCCGCTGGTTAATGGGGCTACCAATCGTGTGGGACGCCTGCGCGGATATGGTAATTCGCTCGTCGCGCCGCAAGCGATAGAGTTTGTGAGGGCATACATGGATGTGCTGACTAACGGATATGATAAACCTGACCAGACACGATTAGAATTATGACATCCCAACTGTCCCTGTTCGACAATCCCGCGCCGGTTGCCACCCGGATATACTGTTATCGGCGCAACGGATCATTCAAAATATGGATCGACATTGTGCTTGAACCAGGGTATCAAGGAGTCGAACAGGCGATAGCGGCGGCACGAATCATGAACAAGACCCGGAAATACTATGCATCGAAGAAGATATCGATTATTAAAGTGAATGAGATTGATTACCGGATATAGGGGGATGAGATGCTTGAATTGAATACCATTATATGCGACGACTGTTTAAACTATATATGTTTGGGGGATCTTGCACAACGGCGGTGGCGGCTCTCAAAACTGATCGGAAGTTTATTGTGATTGAGAAGGATAAGGTACACTGTAAAAACGGGCAGGCGCGAGTCGATGCTGAACTCGCACAGACGAGACTTGACCTATGAAGTATTATTTGACTAAATTACAGGCGGTGCGTATATTGAAGATGCAGGCGGGACATCGGCTCATTACCGTTTTCCGGCCTATAACGGAATTACCGCCCTGCATCCAACCTCAAACCCTATAGGGGGACGTAATGCCGAAGCACAAAACCTACTCCGAAAAACTCCGTGATCCAAGATGGCAACGACGCCGGTTAGAGATACTTGAGCGTGATGACTGGACATGCCAGTGTTGTGGTGCCGAGGACAAGACACTGCACGTTCACCACGACAGATATAGGCGCGGATGCGATCCGTGGGAATACAAACGCAATGAACTTAAAACAGTCTGCGCAGAATGCCACCAGTGGATTACCAACACAGAAAAGGATGGTATCACACTTGGCTTTTGCATGGGTGATGAAGATTCCGATAAATTACTTCGGTGGTTGGATAGAAACTATAGAAGCTCAGTACCCTGGCATAACTATTATTTAATAAAGATATTCATGGGGAAGGTGCCGTGTGAAATATCAATAAGACTCGACACAGCAAAGGGCGGCAAAAATGAGGTGGTATAAACATATTTCAGAAAGTCTCGACAACCCAATAATATCAGATATTATGGACGAGCATGGTGCGCTCGGATACCTTGTATTTTTCGGCGTTCTTGAAATATATGCCCGGAGATATTCAAAAGATGTCGGATGGAAGTTGGACGTATCTCTTAAGTACATACGGGGTAAACTACGCATAGTCCACAACAAGTCTCTCGTGAATGTATTAAAAACTATCCATAATGTAGCTGGGTGGGATGTGGTGTTCCACGGAGATAGGGTCACCATTAAGGTCGATAAATTTCACGAGCTTGCGGATAATTGGTCATCAAGAAAACCGCGAAAACACACACCGCCAGACTACGTAGATACTACGGAGCAACTACCCGACCAAAAAGAAGAAGAAGTAGATGGAGAAGAAGAAGGCAAAGATATATACACGCTCATCTTTGCTTATTGGAATTCAGAAGCGATCATCGTTCACCAGAAACTTACCGACAAGTGCAAAACAAAAATACGTGCCGCGCTCAAAGACCATGATGAAGCGGAAATCATGGCAGCTATAAATAACTATGCCACAGTATTCAATGGCGCTGATTATTACTGGTCGCATAAGTGGACATTGGGAGATTTTTTGAGTCGCGGGCTTGAGAAATTCATGGACTCAGCCACGCCATTAGAAAACTTTCACATCAATCAAGGGGGCGGTAATGGACAGCAGAACAGTAGCGGCAGCGGAAAATACTATCCGAACCCAAGAGAACGGCCACCCGGCGATCCAGGGGAAGCCCAAATCGAAATCATCGAATAAACTCAAGGCTATCACGCCAATGAAACAGTTCGGACTCAAACCAATCGGCTCAGAAATCATACCGCTTGGCAAGATTGATTTCATACCGAGCATCAATGAGTTCATTGCCGGATGGATCGCCGATATACCGAACGGGCGCGGTATGTACATATTCGGCGAAACAGGAAGTGGTAAGACAACACTTGCGATTGTGCTTGCGAATGAATGGAACCGGCAATATCACATCGACAGGAAAGTACGATATGATCTGGCGTCAGACGATGACAAATTGCGGTGTTATTCTTCTGACGTAGCGGCTGGCGAAATACTATTCTTCGACCGGGTATACGCTGTTGACTGGTACAAACTGGTGACGGCATACACGACGTTGTATGAAAACAGGACATCAGATCAACATACACTGGTTTACAATTGCGAACACGCTGTTGGTAACTATCAGGAACGTATACTCTGGATACTGGATGATTTCGCTGGCAGTCAAATGACGCCGTACATACTGACATGCACAGAAACATTCATCCGGTATCTTCACAACCAATCAGCGACCGTGATAATCACGAGCAACACGCCGATGGATGATGCGCGGAAAACATGGAACGATCAGGTGAGATCACGGCTTACTGAAATGTGCGTGCAGGTGAACCTGACAGGGAAAGACAGGAGGGGAAAATGAAACTACCAAACAGAAAAAAGACGATACAAATTAATTTAAGTCCATTGTACGGTGAGGTGGAGATGGACAACATACAAAAGACAGCACAGCGCGGGATAAGCATACAGGTTCGTAACAGGAACTATGGAACGTATTGCGGGCACCTAATATTCGGATCGGATGTTGTCGCCGAGATAATCAAGGAAATGAAAAAATGAAGTCCAACAAACCGAAAGGGGAACACCATGCTTGACCTGACAACGAAGGACATGGACTGGCTGAAAGCCGAACGCAAGGGCAAGACAGACCCGTCATGCGATACTTGTGCTCACGAGTATGAGGGCAAGTCCAAGCTCCCGCACGTCCGCGTGACGTGCTGGGACAAACAGGCCGAGAAGTCCGAGTATGGATTCACCGGCGAGATTGACTGGGATCAGTTATATGGGGGTACGTTTGGCGAGGGTGCGGAAGTGGTGATAGTCACGTCAGACATGAAGACGAACATGGTTGGCATATGCGAAATCAGTGTTATGATTATGCGAGACAAATATAGAAACCTTGGCGCTTGGCATGAAGGGTTGCCCCCGGATTTAAGTGGTAATTATGTTGTGGCAACCGAATCCGACATCGTAGCTGCCATCCGTGAGCACAACAAGCCGAAGGTGCCGGAATGGTTGAAGGAAGGGTGGTATATCAAATCCGGCGATGAAAGTCCCGGAGGAAGGCCCGCGAAGGTTTTAAAGGTGATTGGGAGAGAAGCGGATGTTCTGTGGCTTGATCAATCCGAGGTGCACTATGGCCCCTGTACTTCCTGCGCCACACTCGACGACCTCGCAGTTGAGCGCAATGGCGTGGAGCTGTGGGCGTATCTGGACGAGGATGGAGATAGCTATATAGTGCTTTCGCCGTTTCCCAATAAACATACGGGCGCATATTGCAATTCATACTTCACTTCGGATATGGACGATTCAGACGACGCAATGTTATTCCACGCCCTCTGGGACGGCCCTGTCATTCCTTATGCGCAGTGGCTGTATCTCACGAAAGGGTGAATGAAATTATGAACCGAACAGGAAAAAGAGGTGCATGATGAATAAGACCGCCATGATGGCCGAACTAATAGAACAGAAGTGGGTACGCAAGGGGCAGGATGTGTGGGCAAGAGACAGGGCGGCGGATACGTTTGTATTCAAACTCGTACACACCCCGAGATGGGTAATTGACCGCATCGTTTCTGACCACAACTGTATTATCGACAGCCGTACCGCGCAGAAGGAGGTGTTGCCATGAAGCGAACGGAAATAATAATAGCGTTTGAGGCGGGGCTGAAACCATGTCCATTCTACGGAAGCCGTGCGCAAATCATTAAATCATATCACCCCGGCTTTCCTGATGGAATATTCAATGTCGAATGCCGCAAGTGCTCGATCATAACAGACAGGAACTATACCCGCATAAAGAACGTCATAAACGTCTGAAATCGGCGCACACCATGACTCACACATCCCGCACAATGGCACTACTAAGAAAAACCGGTATGCTATGCCAAGTAGTCGAGAAGTTCAACCGGTTCGGTGGCGAATTCGGCGTGCGTGTTGACCTGTTTAACATAATCGACGTTAAATATGGTTGACAACACAACACCCGCATTGTATATTAATAACACGACAAGGAGGATTACATGCGGTGTGAGTCTTGTGGGAAAGAATTTGAAAAACTAAACTACAATCACAAGTTTTGTTCGGATAAGTGTAAATATACATCCCGTGATGCGCGCAGGAAGTATACACATACTTGCCCGGTTTGCGGGAAAGAATTTAATCCACACAGGAGAAAACAAAAGTTTTGTACTCGGGCCTGTGCTGTTATAGGGAGGAGCGGAATCACAAAAAAACAAGGCACTGGGCCAAATACAGTGTGTGGATTTTGTGGTGAGTCTATTCGCTTGCAGCCGCAACGTATTAGAAATAGCGATATGCAGTTCTGTAATATGAAGTGTTTTAAAGAATATAAGCGAATATCACTGTTTGGAGACAAGAACCCAAATTACCGGGGGGCCGGAATAAGAACGTGTGTTGCGTGCGGCAGAGAATATAAATCGTACAATAAGAACAGAAGATACTGCGCTAAATATTGTGCCGACGGCGCGGGCATTACGAGCGCACTTGCATCAAGAAAACGAGGACATGAGGCGGAGATAAGGTGCTACTCGGATCTGAAAAAACGCGGCTACCATGTATCTCGCAGTGCGGCATCAAGGGGTGAATATGATGTCATAGCAATATCTAACACGGAGATATTGCTGATACAAGTCAAATACACAACAAGCAGCCAGCCATCCAGAGTGTTTAAAAAAAGGGACATAAAGAGGTTGTCTGAAGCACCGGCACCCATAGCAACATTTGTGAAAAAGCAACTATGGACATGGGTTGATCTGTGCGATGGGCAAAAATGGATGGTAAAGGAGATATGATATGGCTGGGAATACACAGCGCACAATGAAGATGCTCCGCGAGGGTGGTGCAATGTGTGCCGTGGTTGAAAGGTGGAATCAATATGGCGGATTGCATGGCGTAAGAAACGACCTTTTTGGCATAATCGACGTACTGGCAATTTCAAAAGAACGCGGTATACTCGGGATACAAGTATGTGCCATGTCAGGACGAGCGGCCCATCTCGAAAAACTGACTGTCGACAAACGTGACGAATCAATTGCATGGCTACAGGCAGGTGGGCATCTTGAAATACACGCATGGCGAAAACTGTTGGTCAAGCGCGGCGGTAAAGCAAAGCGGTGGACACCCGACGTAACGACGATCACACTTGATATGCTGGGAAAATGAGATGAACAACCAACCTAAACGCAAACCGTCGCGCGCCAAGAGATACATCACAGGACAAAGGCGGCGAGAAAAACCCGATAGCTATAACAAGTCAAAAGAATACAGCGAGAAGATGTCCGCGCTCCAACAAGGCCATACCGCTGACATGCCATATTGGACAGGAACAGCACAAACACCACTGGCACGAGAAGGCGTGAGTATCGGGCACTACGATTATGATGGTCATAGCGACCATGAAAGCCGGGCCGACGAAACAGGATTGAGCGGCGACGAAACATGGGCTGAAAACATACTCGGAGGGTGAGATGGCTCGCGCCCGCGCACGCGATAAGTAACTAACTATTTAATAGTTCATATGGTGTGTGTAGTATTATAATAGTTCTGTAGTAACAAAGGAGGGGGAATAATCATGGAACCGAGCAGAATCAAAGACGCCGAGAACGAAGCAGTGCGATTTCTCAATAGACTCAAACAGTACGAATACCGAGTCCGCACTGATGACGATGCAGCAATGAGAGCAAGCGTTGGAATGGGATTCAAAGAATCGGGCGCCCTTCGCCGGGCATCTCTCGATCTATCCCGTGCGTTGTCACTCATGAGGAAGCCCTAAACGATACACAAACGCTTTTGCGCCTCATACATGAGCGACAAGAAATAAATCTCCGTATCACCCACAAGTACCATTTGACTTTTTTACATCCACGATATATGATAGTTATGTACCCTCGTATCCTGACCGCACATGCGGCGGGACGAAATGTACCGTCACTGATGGGGTGGATGGTTAAAACGTACCTCCTGGGCCGTCCGCCCCTGATAAATAACGGAACGGTATATGCCTGCAACAAACTCATCCAAAAAGAACCCGTATGGGCTCAATGATATGGAATGTAAATTCTGTCAAGAATATGTCATTGACCGTAATGGAACACGGTCAGCAAGGAAAGCAGGATACAGTAAAAAGACAGCCGGTGTACAAGCGACGGGCATATTAAAAAGACCTAATATCCAGCAATATCTCACCATACTACTCCGCGAACAAGCCACAAGAACAGCAACAACCGCTGATGACGTACTTAAAACACACGTACAGATACGCGACATAGCACTCGGCACCGTACCAAAACGGGTGACAGTTGACCAGGACGATGATGGCAACGACGTTATGATAGAAGAGTACGACTACGACCTTGCAAACGCACGCCAGGCAAACAAAGACATCGGCGAGCATTTCAAGGTCTTTTCTGATTCAGCAGCGCAGCGGGATGTATATTTTAAGGTGGTTATTGTTGACGCTGACGGCAAGATAATCGACGAGGACGAGTGATGTTGGATGCAACCAAACGAGAAATGTCAGCGGTGCCACTCTGCCGTGATATGATTAACGATGCTTTCTATCCGCTACTGAAAGATGAGACGCCATTACAGATTTCATTCGGCGGGTCATCGTCAGGTAAATCAGTATTTGATTCTGATCGTGCTGTGATTGATGTGTTGAATGGCGGGCGTAATTATCTTATCACCCGTAAAGTGCAAGCAACAATCAAGTCGTCGGTGTTCAATGAAGTCGGCAAATCAATCGAGCGGCTTGGTGCATCATCAGCATTCACCGCTAACAAATCAGAATTCTCATATACATGCAGCAACAGATACCAGATACTATTCAAGGGACTTGACGATGCGCAGAAGGTGAAGTCAGTAACACCCATACGTGGTGTCATCACTGACATATGGATGGAAGAAGCGACCGAGAATACCGAGGATGATTACGATCTGCTCGACAAACGGCTCCGTGGTATCGATCCTGAATACCCCGACATAGTAAAACGCATGGGCCTGTCGCTCAATCCTATCATAAAAACGCACTGGATATATACCAGGTTCCTTGCGCACCTGCCATTACCGACAGGATACGGCTGGTTGTATCGCGGCCCTGACATCGTTGTATTGAAGACAACGTACCGTGACAACAAGTTCCTAACCC